CCATGAGAGTCGCGAGAGCCTTGCGAGCGAGGTCCAGCACAGCATTCCGTCCGTTGTACGTTGCGGATTCGGTGGACTGAATGCCAACCTCGCTCACAATGTCGGAAAGCTCTTGCGGGCCGGACGCGGCGATCAGGTCGATAATGCATTCTTGGGCGGTGTAGGTGCGGCGCATGGTGTAGTTCCTTTGGGTTAGAGGTTGAGGTTACGAACGGGCAGAGATGAGTCCCGTGCGAACTTGAGACTGGATTTGTTGAAGTGCGAGGATCAGAGTATCGAGGGCGTCATGCCCGACGAAGATCGTATCGCCCATCCGAGTAGTGATCTCAATAGACATGCTCTTGTCATGCATGGCCGTGACAGTGCCATGGGCAATGCGATTGTCGTTGAGGCTAGTTCCGGTGGAGTAGATGATTGCGGTTTTCACGGCTGGGACTCCTTTGGGTTAGCGATTGATGATACGAACGATTGGACGGCTGAGAGTGTAGCCGGTTACGATGCATGCGAGAATAACGAGAGTCATAGAATCCTTAAGGCTTATTAGTTAGAGGATTGGTTGCGTTTTGATGCCGTCGGCTTCCAGATTTGCTTCGATGTGATTCACGATCCAATTGCCGCGCCACGCTTTCCCAAAGCGGTATCCGGTAGCACGGAGGATGGGGGCCACGGCGAGGGCTACTAGACGCTGAAGTTTGTAGTGGATGGTTTGCATTTTGTGCCTCTGGTTAGTTGTTAGTGGTGTGTCGATATGAGTATTGTAGCACCATGCCGGGGGTTTGCAAGCCTCTCAACGCAAATAAATCGAAAATAGTTTCAGCGGCTGAGGTGAGGTGTGGTTCCATGCGCGCATTACTCCGTTGTAATGTGCGCATGGAATATACGGCATGCTCCCAGGTAGCTCGGTTTGTTGCTCCGAGGGCAACAGCCCTTTGGACGGTCTTAGGGGCACCACCACGCCACGCAGCCCGCCACCTATGCCATCACACCAGCCATCGTGCGTTCGTGGCGTGGCGGAGTTTTCGCCCTTTCAGGCATGCATCTTGCTACCGGCGCTGAGTCTTCTATAAGAGTTAAGAGTGGTCTTATACATGAGTCAGGGGCTATGGGCGTGGAGCGGCTGGTAGCGTGCGGCTATTGGGAGGCGCTGGCGTTGCCATGTTGTCAGAGTGATAACGAAACGGGTAAAACGATTGCCGGGGCGTGCGCTGGGAGGTGGGCAACATGCGAGAGGAGGCGGGCAGAGGATGAGAGGGGGAATGCGAGAGGGACGGGGGAGGGAGTGCACGGATCAGGGTGGAGAGAGGGTGTGTGAGGGGGACGTGAGCACGGTTGCACCGCACCGGCCCCTATTAACAGTTGCGCACGCCCGCGCGAATATCCCATTTCCGGCGCACAGTCAACCCTCGCGCATTGGGAGGGCCTTGGGGCGTTGCGCCTGAGCCACTGACCCGGGAGTGATAGCCTCTCAGGGACGCCGCAATAGCTATTGACTATCGACGCGGCGGGCATTTCGCGAAACAGGCATTATGTCAAATGCGGCTGCAGCCCATAGCGATAGCGGATGGCTATGATGGCGGGGCTGAACGATAGCGCGGAGGTGCCCAGAAGTGAGGGAGGGGGGTAGGGGAGGGGGTCAGGAATCTGGGTCCGGGCTGGGGGTGGGTGGGGGGAAACGCTGGCGCGAATTCGGTTTTGATGCACCTCGGCAGATTTTTGCAAAATTTTTCAAGAGTGTTGTCATTTTGCTAACCTCTCCCCCTCACAGCTACTCTTCCCGCTCCTATTCCATGCGCACATTACTCCCGTGTAACGTGCGCACAGAATGCCGCACGGCGGGCTCAGCTTCCGGCCCCTTCTGTCGCAGCACCGGCTTATACCCGTTAACATTACTGACAACTCTCGCAATTGCTCCTCGTGCGGCCAGTACTCCAATTGCTGTTTATTGCAGTCCCCTCAACTCTCAGCTTCATCGAACAGCCTAACGCAGGAGCGCATCATGACTGGAGCAACAATGATCGACAAGGTATCGCACATCCACGAGTGCATCATTAACGACATGATCGCAGAGCCGACCGTGACGCAGCTGGAGCTGTGCGAGCGCTTCGGCTACAGCCCCGGGTGGATGAGCCGCATGATTAACAGCGACAGCTTTCAGGCACGACTCGCGGAACGCCGGCAAGAACTGTTGGACCCGGGGCTGAAGCAGCAACTGAACGAGCGGCTGAAAGCAGTAGTGGCGCAATCGGTGGACAGCATTCAGCGGAAACTGAACGCACCGGAGAGCAGTGCGGACTTGGCATTGGCGAGCCTGGGCATTGCCGCGCAAGGACTGGGTGTGCTTAATCCTCCGAAGCGTTGAACGGGGTAAAGCCATGACTCCGAAGAACCTACTGTCGGAAGCCGCGCAGCGGTTGATTGATGAGCACCGGGAAGAGCAAGCAGCAGATGCTTCGCTGGAAGAGCTGCTTGCGGAACCTTCTAGCGTGCAGGCTGGCGCGGTGTTCCCTTCGAAGGCCGCGCTGAAAGCTTCCAAGCAGCCGCCTCCTATGTACACGCCGGAAGCCCTGGTGGAGCTGATGGTGAAGCATCCGCAGTACACGCATGCTGAGTTTGCTGCTCACTTCGGTTACAAAGCTTCGTGGTTCGCAGCAGTGCTTATCAGCGATCGTTTCCAGAAAGTGCTGGAGCCTCGCCGGCATGAGGTCAGCAATCCAATGCTCACTGGCACCATGCAGGACTTGCTTCGCTCGATGATGGTGCAGTCCCTGGATGTGCTGCAGACTCGCCTCTCCGACCCCAAGGCAAGCGAAGACCTCATCATTAAGGCTCTCAACAGTGGTGTGAAGGCGCTTGGCATGGGCACGCCTGGACAGGTTCCTGACACTCCACCTGTGCGCCCTACCCTTTCGGACCTTGCCTCGAAGCTCTCCACGCCAAAGCAAATCCCCGCCACTCCTGCACGTGACTGGACAATTGAAGCTTCCTTGCAAGAGCTGCCCAAATGACGCTCAAAAGCATTCAGATCACGCCGGAGCTGCTGGAGGGCTTTGCGGCTCATTACATCAGCCCGCAGTACGACGATGCGCAGCCGACACCCCAATTCCACAGGGATTGCTGGGGACTGTACTGTAAGCCGTTGCTGCAATGCGGCGTTGCTGCTCCGCGGGGGCACGCAAAAACCACCGCCCTTACTACCGATTACATTCTGGCGGAAGTCCTGTTCCGTAACGAAGAATACGTCATCCTTGTCAGTAGTAACGAGGAAATGGCAATTGAACTCTTGGGCGACATCACCCGGGAACTCAGTGATAACGAGGAGCTCATTGATGACTTCGAAATTAAAGGTTTCCTCACCTGCGCCAAAACAGACATTATCGTTGAGTTCAAGGATGGCCATCAGTGTCGCATTCTGGCTCGTGGGTCTGGCCAGAAAATGCGTGGCCGTAAGTGGCGCGGGAAGCGTCCAGGACTCATCGTCTGTGATGATCTTGAGGACGACGAACAGGTTGAGAACATTGACCGTCGAAACAAGTTCCGTCGATGGTTCTATCGTGCGCTTAAGCCGGCGCTGCGAAAGGGCGGACGGCTCCGAATCCATGGAACAATTCTCCACGAGGATTCACTGCTTGCCCGATTGATGAAGGACAAAACCTGGAATACGCAGTTCTATCGCGCACATGCCGGGTTCGATGACTTCACTGAGATTCTGTGGCCAGAGCAGTTCAGCGAGGAGCGCCTGCGGGGCATTCGACAGAGCTTCATTGAGCAATTCGACAGCAGTGGTTACAGCCAAGAATACCTCAACGATCCTTTCGATAACAGCGAAGCGTACCTGCGCAAGGACGACTTCATTGAGCAAAACGAAGACGAAAAGCAGCTTCCGAAGAAGATTAGCATCGGCATTGACTTCGCTATCAGCAAGAAGCAAAAAGCAAATCGAACGTCAATGACCGTCGGCGGGCAGTGTTCTGGTAATCTCCTGCACATCGAAGATCAACACGTTGGTCGCTGGGACTTGCTGGAAATCATTGAAGAAATGTTCGATCTTCAAGTTCGCTACGACCCTGACCGCTTCTTTGTAGAAGATGGCATTATTTGGAAGTCCATCCTTCCAGTGCTGAACCAGGAAATGATCAAGCGTAACATCTACCTGAACATCGAAGCCATCCTCCCCATAAATGACAAAAAGACTAATGGCCGGAGCTTCCAGAAGCGCATGAAAGCCGGAGCTTGTCGCTTCAACAAGCAAGGTACATGGTACGCCGGGTACGAAGCCGAGCTGCTGCGGTTTACAGGTGATAGTGATGCGGTGCTGGACGATCAATTCGATTCCACAGCGTTGCTCTCACGTGGCCTGGAGACTACGAAGATCATGGAGGATGACGACTTCATGGACGAAGATGAACTCTACAGCCGCCGTCGGGATAGACCTGATGACCTGGGCCGCAACAAACACACTGGATATTAATCGCCGCTGTTGCTAACGGCAATTGCAAAGGAAACTGGAATGGCAAATAACGTAAACATGGCTGGCGGCACCGAAAATGAAACGAAGCTGCCCAAACTCGCCTTCAAGACGCTGCTCAACAGCCCCAACATTGCAAAGGAATTGAAAGCGGAATACCTGGACACCCTCGGCCATCAGGTTGTGGAAGGTTACTGGGCTGACCGCGCTTCCCGTAAGGAATGGGAGCAGAAAAATGTGGAAGCTATCAAGCTCGCTTTGCAGGTTGTGGAGGCAAAGAGCTTTCCGTGGGTGAACTGCAGCAACATCAAATTCCCACTGGTCACGATCGCCTGCCTGCAATTCCTGTCTCGCGTGTCCATTCTGACCAAGGGCCGCAAAATCGCAAAGTGCGACGTCATTGGCCTCGATCCGACTGGTGGTGAAGGCTTGCGTGCGGACCGTGTTTCGGCACACCTCAGCTATCAACTGCTGGAAGAAGACAACACTTGGCTCGACGACGATGAAAAAGCAAAGTTCGCGGCGAGTATTGTTGGCTGTGCCTTCAAAAAGACCTTCTTTGACAGCGTGGCCGGTGCGAATCAGAGTCCGCATGTCCCAGCTGCCATGCTGGTGGTGGATTACTTCACCAAGGATATTGAAAAGTCCAATCGCGTCACGCATGAAATTCCGATGACTCGCAACGACCTTCGGGAACGTGAACGCCAAGGCATTTTCCTGCCAATGGACGGTGAACGTCAAGACCTTGCTGACTTCAACGAACTTCAGCAAGTCCAGGATGAAATCCAAGGTCTGCATCGCCCGGCGAATAGCGATTCCCTGGGCATTACGAGCATTCTGGAGCAGCATCTGTGGCTGGACCTCGACGGCGACGGTTACCAAGAACCCTACGTGGTGTCGGTTGTTGGCCTCACCGGGCAGGTATTGCGCATTGTCGCACGCTTCTACGACAGTGGCGATGTCATCCGCCGCAATGACGCCATGATCCGCAAGCTGGAAGTGGATATGGAAAAGGCAATCGATCTTCCAGAGCAGCTCGCGGCTTACAAACGTGAAATCACCAACCTGCGTGAAGCTCCTGACAATCACATCCTGCGCATTGTACCACTGCAGTACTTTACCAAAATCCCTTTCATCCCAGCCCCGGATGGCGGCTTCTACGATCTCGGCCTGGGCGCGTTGCTCGGCCCGATGAACTCTTCCGTGGACTCGCTCGTGAATCAGCTTATCGACAACGGCACCATGCAGAACACGGCCGGTGGGTTCCTGGGCCGCGGCGTGAAAATGAAAGGTGGTTCCCAGGGCTTCGCTCCCTTCGAATGGAAGCCTGTCGACAGCAACGGCGATGACCTCCGCAAGAACATCGTGCCGCTGCCAGTGCAAGCCCCTTCGAATGTGCTCTTCCAGTTGCTGGGCATGCTTATCAGCTACAGCGAGCGCATCAGCGGCAGCACCGACATCATGTCTGGTGTGAGCCCGGGACAGAACACCCCAGCAGAAACAAGCCGCAATACAGTTGCCCAGGGCATGATCATCTTCAGCGGCATCTACGGTCGCATGCATCGGGCCTTCCGTCGGGAATTGCAAAAGTACGTTGCCCTCAACCGCCTGTTCCTGGAAGACAGTGCCGACTACTACGACCTTGTGACCGGTGAAGGTGCAATGATCGCACGCGACGACTACACAAAGGGAAAGTTTTCCGTGCGGCCGTCGGCTGATCCTGCAAGCGCAAGTGACTCCCAGCGCCAGCAAAAAGCTATGACGCTGCGAGAAGCGGCCCGTAGCGGCAGCGGCTACAACATGTACGAAGTTGAGAAAAACTTCCTCGAAGCCTTCGACATCAACAACATCGAGCAGATGTACCCTGATCCTAATGGGCCAAATGCGATGCCACCGCCAGTGGACATGAAGATGCAACTGGAGCAGAAGAAACTGGAATTGCAAGTGGCGCAGATGCAAGGCGACATGCAACTTGCTATTGGCCAGCTGCAAGAAACTATGCGCCTCAACAGCGCAAAAATCCAAGACCTGTTGGCATCTGCCACCTTGGCTCTGGAGCAGGCAGATGGTGTGGATATCGGACACCAAATCGCTGCAATCAACGCCCAAGTCGGGGCGGCAAAGTCGCAACAGGATGGCCTTGTGGCCGTGTTGTCCCTGATGCAAACAGCTATGAAAACCAAAGATGAAAAGGAAGCCAAAGATGCAAAAGCCAATGGAAGCGGTAGCAGTAAAACCTGAAGAAATTGCTGAGTGGCGGCATCATCCTGCCACGCAAGCTTTTCTGTGGGACTTGCGCGCTCGCGTGCAGGAAGGAAAAGACACTTGGGCCTCGCAGGGCCTGCAACGTGAAACTGCGATAGAAACGGCAATGGTAAACGCCAGAGCTTTGGGCGGGGTGCAAGTCCTGCAGACATTAATCAGCTTCATCGAAGGGGATACGGAATGAGCACAATTGCAGATGCAGTAAAAGCCGCAACAGAAGCAAAAAGCCTGAACATCAGCGACTATTGCCAGAAGAAGGAGGTGCTTGTTGCCAAAGGCTCTCCTGGCTGGCGTGCCTGGAAGGGGCCAATGGCCAGCAACACAAGCGGCTTCCGCGCCACCGGTCACCGGCTGCTGCTGCTGCCAGACCCTGTGGAAACCAAAACGGAAAGCGGCCTTATCCTCACCGCCAAGACCGTATCCCAGGACGAAAGCAAAGGCGTGTGGGCAACCGTGCTGGAAATCGGTTGTGATGCCTGGTCCGACAAGAGCACGGATTACTGCGAAGTGGGCGATCGCGTGCTGATCGGTGAGTTCACCGGCAAGTTCCACACCAGCCCACGTGACGGTCAAAAGTACCGCTTCGTGAATGACCTGGACATTATCACGGCGCTGGTGCCAGAGTAAGCCATTCCATGCGCACATTACTCGACTGTAACGTGCGCACAAAACATACCATTTGAAGGAAACTGACATGCGTAAAGCATTCACAGCAATTGCAGCAAGCACCGTTTCACAATACTGGCCAATGGCTTTTGGCACTGATGACGGCAATAACGAAGCGGAAGGTACTGGCAATGATGAAGGTTCCGATGACGAAGACGAAGGCGATGCAGAAGCAGCGGCAGAAGCAGAAGCTCGGGCCGAAGCCGAATCCATCGAAAAGCAAGCCCGTGCACAAGGCTGGCGGCCGGAATCGGAGTTCAAAGGCAAAGGCAATGGCAAGTGGGTTGACGCCGCTACCTTCGTCCAGCGCGGTTCCGAGTACAAAAAGAAGCTCGAACGCGACGTTGAAGTCGTGAAGTCAGAGCTGGCTGAGCAAAAGAAAACCAATGCTCAGTTGGCAAAGTTTTACAAAGAAGCTCTGGACCGCAAAGAAGCTGAGCTTACCGAAGCCATCCGCAAAGCTCGCCTGGACCACAAAGAAGCCATTCGCAACGGTGAGGACGACGACGCCCTGACGCTCGAAGATCGCATCGAAACGCTGAAGGAAGAAAAAGCCCAGCTCAAGAAAGAGCCGGAACCTGTGGCGAAAAAAGAAGGGGAAGATACTCCCGAAGCGGCAGCTGCTAAAGCTGCGGCGGAACAGCAAGTTCTGGAAGATTGGATTGCTGACGGCAACGAGTGGTTCCGTGATGATCACAAGCTCCGTGCATACGCCATGGCTATCGGTCAGGAAATGCGCGTTGCTGGTGACAAGTCCAAGGACAAAGCTTTCCTGGACCGCATCCGCGTGCAGATCGAAGAAGAAATGCCGGAGAAATTCGCGAAAGGCAATCCACTGCGTAAGAAGCCAGGCAGTGTGGAAAGCGGCGGCGCTGGCGTGCAACAAAAGCAAGGCAAGACCGCTCGTGACCTGCCGAAGCAGGATCGTGCGCTGATGGAAAAGTTCGTTAAAGACGGCTTGATGACGGAAGATCAGTTCCTCAAAGAGTACAACTGGTAACGCAAGCAGCAATCGCAACCCCAATAGCAACGGCCACTGGCCAAAAGGAGCCTTACCATGACCCAAGACATCAATTCCGACAACACCTCCCAGCCCCAAGATGAAGTCCCAGCAACCTTGGCAAAAGCGGCCGCCGGCCTCGAAAGCGCAGTTGCGGCCCGCCGACAGGCAGCGGAAGCTGCTGCAACTCGTAACAACGGTGAACGTGAACGCACCAGCGCAGCCCGTCACCGCCGCACGAACCTCGGTGGAGCGCAGCTCAAGCTCGAAGTTGGCGTTGCTTCCCTGCCGGGCTACCACCTCTACTGGGAAAATGACGTCGATGCTCGCCTCGAACGCCTGCTATCCAATGGCTTCGAGTTCGTGACTCCCGCAGAAGCCGGCATGCAACAGGTCACCACTCGCGTGGTCGTGGACAGTGACGTAGACAACCGTGTCAGCAAATTCGTAGGAACTACCGACGACAGCAAGCCGATGCGAGCGTACCTCATGAAATGCCCCCTCGACCTCTGGGAAGACATTCAACACTGCATCAATGATCTGGCGGACAGCCGTGATCGAGACATCCGTGATTCTGCCTCCCAAGCTAAAGGTGACCGTTACCAGCCGAAGGGGTACGAAACTAAAGTCACATCCGGCACACGCTAACGCGCCGCTGCGAGGACTGTTGACAGCCATTTCCATTCCTAACCTCATAACCAAAAGGACCTGGCATCATGCCTAATCAGAACGCCCCCAAAGGCTTCTCCCCTGTGAAGTACCTGAACGGTGCGACGTGGGACGGAGCTGTCAACATGTACTACATCGCAGCTGCTGACGCCAACCAGTTCAACCCTGGCGACGCTGTCAAAAGCGTGGCCCTGTCGGACGCGAACGGCGTGCCCGGCGTTACCAAGGCCGCCGGCACCGACCCACTCCGCGGCGTGATTGTCGGCTGCCTTGTGGCTCCGCCTTACGGCCAGTCGCTGATCGGCACCACCCTGGACCTGGCTGTGCAGAACATCCCTGCCACCAAGACCAAGGCTTACTACGTGCTGGTGGTGGACGACCCCAACGTCCTGTTCGAAATCCAGGACAACGGCGCGTCCGTCATCGCTGCCACCAGCATGTCGAAGAACTTCTCCTTCACCGTCGCCAACCCGACGGCACCGGGCCAGAACAGCGCGAGCGTGCTGAACAACGCCAGCGTCGGCACCGTCGCCACCTTGAATCTCCGCCTGATGGGCGCGGTGCAACGTGATGACAACGACCCCTCGCTGATCAACGCCAAGTGGTTGGTGAAAATCAACCTGCACGAACTCGGCAACGCCACCGTCGGCATCTAACAACAACCCTGTAGCTGCTGAGGCAGCTGCAAACTGAAGGAGAATTAAAATGGCTGGTGGCATTCAATCTACCGCAAGCTTCCCCAAAGGACTCTGGCCTGGTGTCAAGAGCTGGTGGGACAGCGCTGCGAAAGGGACCGTCGCTTATCACACGATGATGTTCCGCAAAGAAACTTCGGACAAGAACTACGAAGAGTACGTCCAGGCAGTCGGCCTGGGCATTGCTCCTCGCAAGCCCGAAGGCGCGCCGATCATGTTCGACAGCATGCAGCAAGGCTTCACGACTCGCGGCACCAACGCTGCTTACGGCCTGGGTATCATCACCACGCACGAAGAGCTGATGGACAACCGCTACTTGAAGCTCACCAAGGGCCGAGTCGAGAAGCTCCGCCGCTCGTTCCACGAAACGAAGCAAATCAACGCTTCCAACGTGTTCAGCCGCGCCTTCACGGCAGCATATGCCGGCGGCGATGGCGTGAGCTTGCTGAACACCGCTCACCCGAATATGAGCGGCGGCACCTGGCAAAACAAGCTGTCCGTCGATGCTGCGCTGTCGCAAGCCGCAGTCGAAGACATGCTGATTCTGATGATGCAGGCTCGCGACGACCGTGGCTTCATCGAGCCGCTGACTGGCGACAAGCTCGTTGTGCATCCGAATAACGTCTTCAATGCACGCCGCATCATGGGCACCGCGAAGGCTGTCGGCAGCAATCAGAACGACATCAACCCGATCAGCGTCGATGGTTATCTGACCGGCGGTGTGGTCAGCAACCCTTACCTGGCCGGCACTGGCCCGTGGTTTATCACCACGAACTGCCAAGACGGCATGATTTACCAGGAGCGTGAAACGCTCGACATCTGGGAAGACAACGACTCCGACACCCGCAACTACAAAGTTGCAGCTTACGAGCGCTACGTTTTCCTGTGGGCGAATCCTCGCGGCCTGTACGGCTCGAACGCTCCATAAGAGCTGTAGCAGGTTCGGGGCCGAAAGGCCATTCTGTGCGCACGTTACTAGCCTGTAACGTGCGCATAAAACTATCCACTCCCCAAAGGCCCTGTAATGTTCACGTCTTCTACTACCAATTTCCCCGGTGGCTTTACCAACGCCGCTCCGTATCAGGCTATGGCACAAGCCCGGACTCCTGACCCTTCGTGGTCGCAGCTCTACCACAACGAATTCAATACCTTCGTCGTAGCGGACCTTACCACGACGCTCGTGGGCACTGGCACCTCTGCCCTGGCAGCCGAAAGCGGCGGCGTGTTGCTGGCCACTACCACGGCCGGTGCAGCCGATGCCAATTACTACCAGCTCCCAGTGGCTGGCTTCCAGATTAGTACCGGTTCGCAGTGCTTCTTCAAGTACCGCGGCAAGCTCGATTCCCTGCTGTCGGACTTCTACTGCGGCCTCATCGCTACCAGTGCAACGCCGCTCGCAGCCACGGAAGGTCTGTTCTTCGTGAAAGCGGCTGGTGCCGGCACTGTGGTGCTGCGCAGTATCGTCGGCGGCGTTACCGTAAACACGGCACTGCCGGCAGCGGCTCTGATCGCCGTAGATACCTGGTTCGAGCTCAGTTTCTACTACGACGACACCGGGAATGTGGCGGCTTTCTTTACCCCGACGACCGGCCCTACCAAGCCTGCTGCCAATGGCACTCGTGGCATGGTCGCGCGTTACAGCCCAGCGGCTGGCTTCTCCACAGCCATCCTCAACCCAAGCTTCGGCTTCCGCAACTCCACGGCCGTTGCCCGCACCCTGCGTACCGACTACCTCACCGTGTCGAACGAACTCAACTAACCCCAGGGGGCCATTATGGCAAATGTTTTTAACACGCAGGTGGTGCTGGATGGCCCTCGCAACGTCGTTATCAAGGTCGACGGCATCCTCGACACCAGTGATATTGCTGCTACGGCCATCATCGACCCTGCAACGCTCGCTGGCATCGATTACACCGGCACCCAGAAAGCCAGCAAGCTCCGGCTGAAGGAAGTCACGTACATCGTGGAGGATAGTCTTGCGGTGAATCTGTTCTGGGATGCTACGGTGCCAGTGCTGCTGCAATCCTACACTGGTCGCGGGGATGTCTGCTACGATGACTTCGGTGGCCTTCCCAATAATGCTGGCGCTGGTGTTAACGGCAAGGTGCTGCTCTCAACGGAAGGTTGGGTAGGTATTCTCAGCTTTTCCTTGGTGCTGCGGTTCGTCAAAACGCAAACTTAACCTGGGAGTGATTGCTATGAGTAACCAGCGTAACAAAAGCCCCAAGCCGCCAGGCAGCCGCACGGAGCAGCACTCCAAACAGCGGCTCAAAAGCGACTTCGGGGGCATGACGGACCTCCTGAGACCGAAGCCGAAGCTAACCCCTAACACCAAGCCCAGGCTCCGGTAACATCCTCCTTCCCTTCCCAACCGGCCGCTGATGCGGCCATTTTTTCGAGAGGTCTTCCATGGCCACCAGCGGCACCACAACCTTCACTGTAACCCGCAATGAACTCATAGAGGCGGCACTGCGTTGCCTGCAGGTCTATGGCATTGGCGACGCTATCCCTTCGCAGGTCATCACGCACACTGCGCAGGCTCTCAACATCTGGTGCAAGGCGCTCTCGAAAAAGGGCTTGTTCCTGTGGTGTGTGCAGGAAATTCCAGTTGTGCTGGTGGCTGGCCAGGCTTCCTATAGCATCGGGCCTCTGAGTTCCCAGTCCCGTCCGATGCGGATTCTCGACGCCTTCATTCGGGACAGCACCGGTAATGACGTTGGGCTTACCATCACCAGCCGCTACGACTACGATACCCTCGGGCTCAAAGCAGCGCAAGGTATTCCGAATCAGCTCTTCTACGATCCGCAACTGGGCAACGGCATCATTACCTTCTACAACGTGCCTATTGCAGCAGGATCGACTGTGCGGTTGGTGATTCAGCGGCAAATCCAGGACTTCAATCTGGCCACTGACAACCCTGACTTTCCGCAAGAAGCCTTTCAGATGCTCAAGTGGGGATTGGCAGATGAAATCGGCATTGAGCAAGGCGCTCGCGATGCCATCCTGGACCGCGTAGGGCAGAAAGCCAGGGCCTACATGGCGGAGTTTACTGACTGGCAGCAGGAACAAGCGTCTGTGTTCTTCACGCCGAATCAAATGGCTCAAGGCCAGAGAGGTTTCCGATGAGCGATCTTCGCCTCTCCCTGACTCCGAGGATTACAACTCGCGACGGCACTCTGGCCAAAGACAGCTTAATGGAAAACTTCTTCCGGGAAGAATCGGAAGGGAAGGCAGAGGCTGTGAAGCGCCCGGGACTCGGAGCTTTTCAGACCTGCCCAACTCCAGGCACCGGTCAGGGCACCTTCACGCTTGGCCAGTTCTCTTACGCCATTGCCCGTAACACCATCTTCATGGTTGGTGGCGGCACTACTTTCGCTATCCCAGCTGCGGGTTCCTTCGATCTCGTCTACGATGCCATTCCTGACGTCACTTTCGGCTCGCAGCAAATTACAATCCTCAAAACAACTGTCGGTTTGTGGTACTTCAACGGCATCACTGTTACGAAAGTTGTGGACGTAGACTACCCTGCGACAACCGTAAGGGGCATTGTGCTGGTCGATGGCACCTTCTACGTGATGACCTTGAACGGCACTATCCACGGCTCCGGCTTGGAAGACCCCACTGTATGGACGGCTCTCAACTTCATCGGCACTGATCAGAGCCTCGGCATCGGAATGCGACTGTTTCGGCACCTTAACTATTGCTTCGCCTTCAGCAATTTGGGCCTGCAAGCCTTTTACAACAACGGCAATCCTCCTCCGGGGAGCCCGCTGTCTCCTGCCGGCAATGCTACTTACCTGATTGGTTGCGCTAACGGTGACAGTGTTGTTGGCTTGGACGACCTTGCGATCTTCATTTCCAAGAGCAAGCAGCGTGGCCGCAGTGTAAGCGCCCTGCAAGGCCTGTCGCTAGTGCAAATCAGCACTCCGTGGGTGGACAAGATCCTCAACCGCAGTACTCTGAGTGACATTCGAGCCTTCGGCATCCGCATTGCTGGTCACAGCTTTTACGTGCTGACACTGCCGGACCTCAACGTTACTCTTGCTTGTGACCTCGTGGCGAAGGATTGGGCTGTGTGGAGTTCCACTGTCAGCGGCACCAAAAGCGCCTTCCGGTTCGCCAATTACCTCAACACGGGCACCTTCGACGTTCTGCAGGAAGTCACGACCGGCAACCTCTTCTGGATGTCCCCGGATTTCTACCAGGATGCTGGCCAGCCCATAACCTGCCGAATCGTCACCGTCCCTTATGATGGCCAGACCTCGATCTGGAAATTCTTCACGGCGGCAAACTTGATCGGAGATGAAGTCAGTAGTAGCGTTTCAGTACGGTACAGCGACGACGATTACCAAACCTGGAGTACCTACCGCACTGTAAGTATGCTGAGTGACCGCAAGCAGATTCGAAACCTCGGGCGCAGCCGCCGTCGCAGCTTTGAGCTCTTGCACACAGCTACCACTCCGCTGCGACTGGAAGGCATTGACTTCGAGTTGTACCTGGGTAATACCTAGCCATTCCTTGCGCACATTACTCTGCTGTAATGTGCGCATAAAACCCCACCCTAACTTAGAGCCTGAGCCATGAAAAACTTCCTCAAAATCGCAGCCAACATCGACGTTCGCCAAGTGCTCTTGGAGCTCCGTCAGCAACCTGACCTCTGGAACGCCAACCCCGCTCGCCTCTATCCTGGCAGCCCCCATGAAGAAAGCGATGACATCTGGATTCGCTACCGCGATGAGACGCCTTTCGTTGCTGCGGGCTCTTACGAAGGCTTTAACGACGAGCATGATCCTGTGTGGTATCCAGGGTACTATGCTCTGCCCTCTCTGCGACCGCTGATCTTCGACCTTGCCCGTAATGTAGAAGCTGAACGTATCGGCGGCATTTTCCTGTGGCGCGTCCAACCCGGCAAGTGCATTCACCCTCACGCTGACGCCAGTTGGCATGTGGATTACTACTCCAAATTCAATATCTGCTTGCAATCGGCTGAAGGTTGCGGGTTCATGTGGCATCGGGATGGGGAAGTCATGTTGGAGCGTCCAGGCGACGTTCACCACTTCCTTAATGACACTCCACACAGTGTCGAAAATCGCAGCAATACCGACTACATCGTGCTGGTGGTTTGCCTTCGCACTCACAGCTATGCGCGGCGCTTTCGGCCACTGGAGATTGCAAAATGAAGATCGAGCATTTCGAAATCCTGCACCACTTTGCAGACAATCTCTACATCAAAGAGATGCGGCTGCCGGGTGGCTACAGCGTCGGCAAGCACCGGCATTCCTTCAGCCATTTCAGCATCCTCACGGCCGGCAAGGTGGTGCTGACTGTTGACGGTGACGACAGCCTCCTCGTGGCACCTGCTATTGTTACGGTAAAAGCAGCTGCCGAACACACTATCCGTGCCCTCTCCGACTCCGTTTGGCTGTGCATGCATGCGGTCAGCGAGGGGGACTTCGACAGCAACCCCGAGATGGTGGATGCTGTCATTCTTGCGAAAGGGAAATGATCATGCCAGCAGCTTGGATTTCGACGGGGCTTGCTGTTTACAGCGCCTACAACAATAACAAAAACCAAAAGAAAGCCGGGAGCGCAGCCGCAAATGCTGCTGATCCTTTCGCTTCCGAACGCACGGAGTATCAGGAAGACCTCCGCGACCTCATGCGGGGGGAGTTTACCCCTTCTGACCCGTCGTACAAATGGCGTTTCGACCAGGGTATGGAAGGCGTAAATCGCGGTGCGGCTGCAAGTGGTATGCTGCGCAGTGGCAATCGCCTTGCAGAGCTCGAAACCTTCGGCCAGAACATGGCTTCGCAGGAATACAGCAACCAATTCGCGCGGCTGTCGCGGCTTGCGGGGGCGGATATCGGTTCCCCTTCCACTGCCGCGCAGATCATTCAGAACGACAAAGGCAATGCAAGTGCCTACACGCAACGGCTGATCGAGAAAGCTGTGCCTGCCATCGGTAACTGGTGGACCAGCCTCAACACCGGTAACAACGGTGGAGGTGGTGACAGCGGCACTTATTTCGACGGCTACGGCAATATGCCAGTGGGGAGTAACTAAAAATGGGCTTCTTTGACGCTTTCGAGCAAGCTGCTGCTACCACCATGCAAGGGCAGCAAATCCTTGCGGACCTGGATGGCAAAAAGGCTGACACTGCCCTTCGCGAGCAGCAGGTTGTTGCTAGCAAGGTAGAGCAAGCTGCAAAGCAACGGCAATTGGATGACAATCGCGCTCTTGCGGACTGGATGCGCTCGGACACCGCGCTGCAAGATGCCGCAGCTACGACTGCCGAGGACTCCGCGCAGCAATTCGCTCGGGCTTCCAAGTTCGCAGCAGTACGTGGGGACTTCGACGGCGCAAAGCAGATGGCGGACCTCGCTAATAATGCTATTGGCGTGGCAGGGAAAGCCCAGGCACAGCGTGAAAAACAGGAAGTTGACAACGCTGATAACCTTTCGGTGGTGGCGCAAGATGTAATGTCGAACCCAACCCCGGAAAATCACAAGGCTTTGTACAAATCAGCCATCAAAGCTGGTGTACATCCTGATAGCATTCCTATGCCTGGAACTACCGAATACGCTGCTTTTGTGAATCAAAGCGCCATTGCCAGTATGAAAGGCAAGGAACGAATGGAATTTCTGGTCAAGCGTCGTGAAGCGGAGGATCGGGCGAAAGCTGTGAAGGAAGAACAACTGCGCCGGGACGAAGATCGGGATGCTGCGCGCCGGGATCGCGCTACGGCACAGCAAGGAATGCTTGCTATCGCAAAAGGCAACCAGGAAATTGCGAAAGGTAACTTGGAATTGCGGAAGCAACTCGCTGCCAGCACCGAGGAAGCTCGCAAAGCCAAGTCCGAAAACGCGAACCTCGGCGGCGCAATTGGCTTTCGCCAGACTGTGGCCGCTGTCAACTACGCAAATGAAGTTGCACGGGGCTTGGACCTTATCGGCACCATGGGCAAGTCCCAAACTGCAAGCGCTTTTGCCCACCTTGACAACCCACACAACATCATGTCGGCGTTGCAGCGCACTGGTACCAACAAGATGACGCCAGAGCTTACGCAAATCTACCAGACCGCAACCAAGGGCCTGGGGCTCGAAATGGCACAGCTTGCCACAGCCGGCAGCGGTCGCAGCGCCAACAAAGACGTCATTCGTGAAATGTCGGACATGGTTGCTGCTGCTCCGGGGGATAAGGAATACGAAATCCTGTTCAAGGTTTCCAATGCTGCCCACTTTGCGCTGGTGCGGATGGAAGCCATTCCGCGCAGTGCGGACCCTCGCATCCAGGAAATCCGGGAAAAAGCTGAAGCCAGTCTCAAAAAGTATCCCCACCCGGCGGATGTTTACGCTGCCGCGGAAGCCAATGGTCTCAAGATGGGCAAACTCAAGAAGAAGCAGACGTCAATGCTGGAAGCTCTGGCTTCGAAAATCAGTGGCCATAATAACGCTGCCCCTCCGCCGGACATCCAGAGCATCATGGATCAATACCCCGCAAGCAAATAACTGCAGCTACGGCTGCAACTGAAAGGAACAGCAATGGCTGACCAAGAACTCCAACCAGCGTACGAGGCATTGCAGAAAGCCCATGCTGCTGGTGATACCAAGAGTGCGCAGAAGCTCGCGGATTACATCCGTACGAAGCAGAGCGAGCAGGAAGCTGCAAAAACGAAAGCTAATGGGAGTGCCAGCAGCATTGCGGTGCACCCTGTGGAGGCTGTGGGTGAGTTTTTGGGGGGATTGCACCCTTCGAAGTGGTTTGAGGGCCGCGATGCAAAGGATGTGTCGGCGGAAGAGGCTATCGGTGCCATAGGCGGTGGTACTGCTGCAGGGGCTGCTGCCGGTGCTGTGTTGCCGGGGGCTCTGCGGGCCGGCGGGAAAGCAGTGCCAGGGGCTATTGGCAAGGGCATGCAAGCTCTTGGCGAGGTGCTGGGCAAGGTCCCGCTGAAGGAACGAGTGGTGCGCGGGGCTGGTGGCGGAGCCGCAATGGCTGGCGTGGAGACTCTTGGAGAAGCCATGGGGGCAGCCCCGGCCCTCAACGCTGCGGCAGGGCTTGTGGGTGGTGGGTTGGGCGAGACTGCGGCTTCGTTTCTCACCAAGGAAGCGGGACAACTGCTGAAGTTTGTGGGCAATGCTTCGTACGGCAACGTGGCTGGGGCAAGCCGAGCGCTGGGCGGGATGCTGGCTCCTAACAAACCGCTCAATGAAGCGATGGCAAGGAAGTTGCAGAAGAAGCTGTTCGGGGATCGGACTGAAGGCTATGTCAATGGGCTTGTGGGCAGTGATAACCGTGCTGCGTTGCAAGAGGCATTGCGGAAAGCTGACCCTACACTCACAGGCCGTGGTCCGCGAAGCCCGGATGAGCCTCGTCCAGCCTGGGCAGGGGAAGCGGACGGCGAGATGCTGCCAATGAGCAATAGCCGGGAGGTTGCTGCAGCTGGTTCGCGTGGCCTGCCGCCTGGGGAAGGGAATCCGCTTGCGCCGCCAGTTGCTATTGGAGGCCCGCCGGGAGCGCCTGCAGCTGCTGCGCCGGTGCCAGGAATGGCTGCGGGGAAGGCAGGAGCAGCTGCAAAGCGGGCAGCAGCACAAGCTGAGGCGGAGCGTCTGGAGACGGAAGCAGCCTCGCAAGCACTGAAGCCTGCAAGCCAACTCTACCGGGAGCGCATGTTTCAAGGCGTGACTGAGCAAGTAAGGGCCGGCAAGGGCTTCTCGACGGGGCCGGAGTATGCCGCTTTTGAAAAAGAGCTGCAACTGCAGGTCGCGAGGGGGAAGGTGCAGCCTCGGGAAGCCCAAGAGCTGTTGCGGAAGCTGCGGCTGGACCGTGCGAAAGGGCCTCGGGCAGGGGAGCTTCACGGGAAGTATGCGGAGGACTTGGATGATCAGATTCGGCTGTGGGGCAAGCCGCAGGAAGGTGCACCAGCGAGCGGGGCGGCGGCAGTCAGCAGCAAGACCTCGCGGGAGGTTCGCGACGCGCTGCGGAATAGCTACAACAGCTACCTGGAACGGAGCGGCATGGGACCGCTAGAGCAGAAGTATCGCAACGCCTATTCGCAAGAAATGATTGCTGAAGCTAAGGATAAGATGCCCCGGTTTCTGTTTGGTGGGCTGGAAAGCGGCGCGGAATTTACGAAAATGGCCCGGAGCATGAGCAAGGACCCTGCAGCGAAGGGGTTTTTGCTGCAGAGTGTGGCAAAGCACCTTGCCAACACGGAGCCAAAGGCTGTTGCGGGGGAGTTTGAGCGGCTGCAAAGCGCAATGGTTACAGCGAAAATGCTAGACCCGGCGGACTTGAAGTTCCTGCGGGAGGGCGCGGCGGCAGTGAAGCGCACAGCAGAAGGGAAAGCTAAAGAGCGGGCGGCGATGCAGCTGCAGGAACGGCTGATGCTCGCGCTCGCGCGGCAGGGCGGGCTGGGTGCGGGAGGGGCGGTGGGCGCTGCAGCTGCGGACGAGGCGGAAGAAGAGTAGCGGTGGGGCCGGGCAGTTGCGGGACTATTCCA